GGAAAGTCGCACCTTGGTCCACAACAATGTCATATCTACCAGAAGTCATTAGTACCTAATAATGTGGTTCAAAATGATTGTCGGCTGAGTATTCTGGTGAGCAGAAGATGCGTTGAGAGCAGTCACGGTGTGAACATGGGAACCGCCGGTAACAGAGTGCGAGTGACGGGCCGTTGCGCCGCCCAAACCGGCAAGGCCATATCCGCCGTACTGCGCAGCAGAGTTAATGTTTGCACTTGACTCGGCGTTGTAGGTCTGCACCAGCGCACCGCCGCCGGGAATGGCGTGCGAGTGGTCGGGTGTATCAACACCAACGGTGTGACTATGCCCGCCATCAGCGTTGACGCTATGCGCTGGCATACCAGACTGCGAAGAGTTCAACTGATGCGTTTCAGAGCCACCGGCACTTCCAAGCAAGGTCCCAGTAACACCAGAACCACCAGTAGTCAGCCTGCCCGCGGTGCTGCCGTTCATATTGTCCTTACCCGCAACAACCCTGCCACGCAGGTCTGGGAGCCGGAAAAACCCAGAAGTCTCGGCACCGTTGTTGTAATCGGTTCCGATAACTGAAAACAGGTCAGCGTATGTGCTTTCAGAAATCTCTTGACCTGCGCAGAGCAAATACTGTGCAGGAGCAGACGAGCCAGCAAACGGGATAACAGAACCGACCGGAACAAGAAGATTCTGAAGTGCTACCGCAAGGTCGCCAAGAACAATCGTGTTGTCAACGATTTGAGTTGAGCCAACCGAAGACGCAGGCAATGGGTCGGTAGTAAGGGTGTGCATGTGGCCATGCGTCCCATACCCAGCAATCTGGACAAGTGAAGAAAGCGCTGAAGACCCGTCCCAAGAAACAGTCGCTACCTTACGGTAGTTTGCGGCGCTTGGAACTCCCGTACCCGCAACCTTTTCAAGCGCAAAAGCCGACAAAGAATCGTCGTCGCTTGTGGTCGCAAAAATCCCATACGTTCCGGAGGCATCAGAACCAGTAAAAGCGACGCTTAGCGGCGTTTCAATGTAACGGAACTTGTCATCAATCGTAATTGACGAAACACTGTTCCCGGCCCCGGCGTTGAGGACGACCGAAGTTCCAGAGATAGCCAAAGCCATATTAGTGGCCTGACCGGCTTCGATTTCCTGAATTCGATTGAGGAACTGGGCAGCAACAATCGTAGTCCCGTCAACAAAATCAACCTGCTTTGGTGCGGCCACAAATACCCCCGGCTAAAGTGCGTCGCCAGCCCTAGAGACGCCAGACACAAACGTCGCGTAACTTACAGAAGTCTGAATACCAGCGGGCTTAATCCTTGAAATAAGAGACTCTGCGGCAGAACGATACTTTGCCGCATCTGCGTCTGTACCGCTTAGATTAAGCCTGAATACCACATTGTACGTTGAATAGTTGTCAGTAACGACAATGCTAGAGCCGACTTGTCCATTCAACGAGTTAAAAAACTCTGTCCTTAGACCGCCAACGCCGCGAATGCTCTCTTCGATAATTTGACTTCTTTCCTGAGTGCTCAAAGAGACAAGCGAGGGAAGTCCCAAAAATTGCTCCCAAACAGGCACAGCCCACGTTGCCTGTGAAGGGAATGACTGAAGCGCATAGTCGTCGTAAATAGAATAAATATCACCAATTGCACGAGCCTGCGCAAAGTAGATATCGCGAGCAGCCTGAGTATCTGAAAGAAAAGACGGAGCGGCAGTATCAATCATGTGGCTAACAATGTCTCTTACTGGCCAGTTCCAGACAAATGTTTCATCAAAAAGAACATCCCCGCCAGCGGTTTGAATTTCTAGGCGAACCGACTCTGACTCAGCAAAAGAAGGAGTGGTTACCGGCACCTCACCGCTAACCGAATCTCCAAGCGGGTGAAAATAAATTACTCCGTCTTCCCAAAACCAAGAGTTTGGCGTTGTGTCAACAGCCGCAGCGCTTGATGCTTTTGGAATAAGAGAGCGGCTTGGGTTCGTTAGATAAAGTACTTCTCTGTCAGAAGAAGCCTCAAAATGGTTAGACACGGGCGACCAAGCAGGCTCAAACTCTGTACCCGGCAGCGGAGAATAACCATGAACCCAAAACGCAAACTCGTCGGGAACCGAAGTTGATGATACGCCGGTTTCCCAATCCTGCCCGTTTACTCTCCAACGAATGCTGGAAGGATTCGTAGAGACAGAAGAAATGTCTCCAATAATAAGCAAGCGGCCATTGCCAACAGTGTTTGGTTGCCAAACAGGGATGTTAACTACAAGAGGCAACTAGAGCGCACCAGAAACTATTGCAACAATAATTGCCGAAGCCGTAGAGAGTCCCGCAGCAAAAACCGCAAGCCCCAAAGTCCAACGACGCTGGCTGTCTTCGCGTCGGTGCTCTTCGTTCACTTCATCACGGTGCTGAGAAAGCGAAAGAGCACCAATAGTGTCAACCAAGCCATCAATCTTGTTAACAAGCCGCTCAATGTCGTCAGAAAGACGCTGAATGTCTCGTTCGTAGATGTGCCATGGAACATAGTCGGGAATTGATGCGGACATAGATACCTTGCCTAGATTGCCGTTAACGTCAAGGTGCCCAAAACGGGTCCTTGGTCTGACTCTAGGGTTGTCAGGTTTGTGTTCACAGACAAAGAGTTGAGTTGCAAATTCTCGTAATCAACAACTCCACGAGTGTCGTGAATAATGTTCGCAATCTCCGCAATACGAATTACGGAGCCAGACGGCAGACGCCTAAAGTAATCGCTAATTGAGGACTCAATAATCCCCTCAATGTCTGCGACAACAAGACCAGCATCAAGAAGAATCTCGCCAGTTACATCAACTGACGCAGAGCGAGCAGACCTGACAGTAACCTGAATTCCAATAGGAACCTGACCCGTCAAAAATCCGCCGGTCGTACTCTTTATCCGAAGCCCATCAACGACAACCGTGTTTGTAGTCGAAGAGGTTGCAGGATGCTCAAGGGTAATTTCTACCGACTGAACAGAAGCCCAACTGAAATCAGAGGCTTCAGTAAAGTCGGAACGGGGGATGTTCAGTACTGCCCTTGTCGTAATGTTTGACAACGAGTTAATTGTTGCCGCGCTGATGGTCGCAGTAGCAGTTCCGCTATTGGAAGAAATAAACTTAACAATAAAGTCCTGCAAGTCCCCGGCAGACGTAACCCGCTTGATGAATAGAGAAACCTCGTCTGCGGCACTGTCAAATTCCGACAAATCAACAATATTGCTAAACGTGTGACTAATCGTTGTTTCGTCCGGATGATGTGCGTCAATCTGAATGCTTTCTTTTCCTTCAAGAGCAGCAGAAACAGTTGTTCCATTCGTCCAAGACTCAGGCGCCTCAAAGTGCGCCAAGTTTTTGACAGACGGGTCAAAGAACTCCTGAAGCCTCTCAACCGTATCTGGGTCAACATAAGGCGCAAGACGGCCTGAGAGCGTGACCAAAGCGGTTCCGTTACCGTCCCAAAGGTCGGTCACGGCCACGTTCTGAACATCTGGCTCACGCAAAGCAACAGCGTTGTAATAAGCAGCATTCGCGGTCCCCGCAAGCGACTGAAGGCGCTGAGAAAGCGAAAGGCGAAGTGATTCATCGTCTTCCTCGTCTGCGCCACCGCTTGCGGCGGTCGGGTTAGTTACAGAAGAAATACCATCTGGTGCATCAACGATAAGCGTGATTTCGCCAGCATCAACATTTGAAACAAGTCCAGCAGTAGTTGATACGCACGGGACACTGATGCTGCCGCCCGCGGGGATAGTTGCTTCTTCTGACGGAACAAAAGACACGCTCTCAACGCCAGTAGCAGAGTCACCAGCACTCGCAAAAGTAGAGTTGTTCGCATTGAGAACAACACCAGAAGTACCGGTCACGGTGACGTTGACCGTTGAGTTCAGGGCACCGCCGCGACTTACCCCAAGTTCGCCAGCACGAATATCCAGATAATCGCCAGTGGCGTAGGCCACAAAAGACTGCTGGAAAAGTTCGCTCGCATAAGAAATAAGACGAGCACGCTCAAAAACTAGCGGTCGGAAAAGACCGTGAATGACGGAGCCTTCGCGAGTGTTGTACGAGTTTCCGCCCGGAGGTGCGGGGAGGTCCGCAAGCATCCTCTCCGTAATTGTCTCTTCGCTTTCAGCAGGAAGAAGGCTGTTGAAGTCAATGTCAGCCAAAGGTGGCCCCACCCTCAAATGTTAGTGACGAATTATCGTCAAGTATTGCTGTTGCCTCAAATGCAAGACGGTAATCATCAATAAAACCGACGCGAACATCATCTATGCGGTCAATGCGCTCGTGATTAAGAATCGCGTCCTCAATAGCGACAATAACCTGCTCTTCGATATCTGAAATATTTGCAGTGCTAGTACTAACAATGTCTGCTAGCACGCTTCCAAAGTTCTCGCTAAATATCAATTCATCGCCACGGCGAGTGACAAGTGCGTTCTGAACCCACTGCGAAAGAGCGCGACCTTCATCACAGATTACAAGGTCAAATTCGGTGCTGAGAGAAAGGTCGTCACCCAACGCATCAAAAGAAATATCAACACCAAGCGGTACGGGTGGTGTTGCATCGTCCTGCTCTACGTCGGCAACGTAGTCAGGAACGAGGTCGGGCTGTAGCCCAAACTCTGTAATAAAAGGAAGTGTGGAAGCCATTTAGGCGTTCACCCTCATAATAAAAAATCCACCCGAATACACTGGAAGCACAAGAACCACATGACCAACAGAAGGAGTGTACCCATGTGCCGTTACAAAGTCTTCGTCTTCAAGAGTCAATTGACTACCAAGCACACGAACACGGACAGGGTTTGATGCGATAACTCTTCCAACATCAATTATTGGCATTGACATTTCCACATGCCCCGAAGAGCGTGCGTCTGCCAAGGCAACAAAAGAAGCAGCAAGACTGTCAAAACTATCCGCCAATTACCCTGCTCCTATACCCGTCCCCGCGCATTGAAACATTCGGGTTTTTACCAGAAATGTCACGATAAAAATTCTTGACGTTGGATGCCCAGATAACAGGAGAATTTGTCACGCTGCTTGACTGAGCATAAAGCAAAGACATTTCATCAATAGTCTCCGCCTTTTCGTATGCGCTGCTACTAAGAAGCCGTGGTCCAGTAGTGGCAATGATGCACTCTTCGTAGGAATTAAACGAAGCCTTCGACGGCCCACCACCAAAGCCGGTGATGTTCTTGGTCCTTTGAGACGGCCCATACTTGCCCAAATTGCTTTCATAACAAGCAATTGCAACCACAAAGATTGGGTCTATCTCGTGCTGCTCAGAGTACTCCAAGAACACATCAGAAAGTTCGATAAAGAACTTTTCGGCCCCAAAAGACAAAAGTTTTGCCTCAAGCGCGGCAGCATTAACCCTCGTATCAACCCCACCAGTGTTGCCGCCCGTTGAATAACCAACATTCGTCGGGTCTTCACTGACAGACTTCGACCACTCTTCTCCAACAGCGCTAATCCTTGCAGTGCGCGAGCCAGCAGAAGTTGTCCCACCAGCAGAACTTGTTGCAGTACCAGTACCCTGACGCGACAAAGGAACAGGGCGACGGATTGTTGTGAGACTAGAGCGCACGCTATTAAGCGAAATCTTTGTCCCCGTTCTGCGAGCCTCCCACTGCTTGCCGTTCCCGGCATAAAGGGCAACATGACCTGAGCCATAAAAAATAAGGTCGCCCGGAGCCGCCTGAGAAATTGAAGGCACATTTTCCCCGAAAGCAATCTGCTGATAGGTAACGCGGGGAATACTGATATTCGCGCCGTACTTCCAAGCGAGCATCGTAAGCGCGGAGCAATCAAGGCCCTTATACGGAGTGGTGCCGCCAAAAAGATAGGGAACGCCCGCCTGAGTAGCGGCCCACTGGGCTGCACGTTCTCCCATAAGGCCGCTATACGCCATTGGTCCAGTTGTAAAGGAAGAACCACTACTTCCGCCGGTCCTCGTCGTGCTAACCGCCGCAGGGTTGTACTCTTCCTCCGAAACACCAACCTCTGGGAACTTTGCTGTGTAACTAAGTTCAAGGTCCATGTTGTGACCAGCGGGGCTAAACGAGTGGCTAACACTAGAAACAAAATAATTTCCGTTAAGCCCTGTCCCCTTGTCTTGGATAAAAACAAGGTCGCTTGCCCTTAGCGTCGGGGTGCCAACTCCCTTAATTTTTGCTGTCCTCTTAAGAGAGCGCTGCTTTCTAAGTTCCGTGCGAGCAACCCTCTTCGCGTCACTGGGCCGAGTGTTTTTCGGGAGGACTTCAAACTTTCTGATTCTTCCGTAACGTGCTACAGCATTTGAATCAGAAACGGTCACACGGCTGACTTCCTTGCCGTCCTTGTCTACGACAAGACCCGTGTATTCGCTGACAAGGTCTTCAAGAGACTCAGTCCTGTCTGCACCAATAATGTTGTCTTCATCCGTAAGCGCCCACCTGTAGTCCTGATAAACCACTGGCTCAATCACAATCATGCCCGGATTGAGAATTCCGCCTTCAGGATTTCTAGAAGACCTTCCCGCGCGAATGCGGTACGAGGCGCCCGTGACCTGCTTATCGCGCATGTACGCCTTTAGGATTGCCTCATAAGGAGTTACTTCCTGAAGGTTAAACCACTTAATCTTGTAAGAAGTGGGCGTAATCATTGCGTAGCGAGAAAGCCCGTACTGCCCAAGAATGTTTGCTGCAATTTCTGATGCAGTCCAACCATTCTTCTTAGACTTAGTCTTACGAAAGAGAAAATTCCTCGTGCCCTGCCTCTGCAAGAAGGAAACCGTGTCTAGGGCGACAATTGTCGCCTGACGAATCCTCTCGTCGGACACCGTTCTTTCCCAAACATAAAGTCGCGGGCAAATGTGAATTCTTTTCCCGTTAATTGGAGAGCGACCAACAACCGTAAGCCAAGTGCCCGGAGCAATAGTCTTCCCAACACCATTTACGTCATCAATAGTGATGGAGGCTTCGGTTGCGCACCGTGAAGACTCGTCGCGAATATCAATCGCGCTAAGAACGTCGCCAAGCCGTATTGGACGCGACTTGTAGGGGTACGCGGTTACCTCAATGTCCGTGAAGACACCGGGGCGGAGAGGGACAGAAAGGGTAGGCACGTTTACGCCTTCGGGCGCGGCAACTTAATCCGCTTCTTCGTGAAGGAAATCTCGTATGCCTTCTTGCTGCTCTTGCTTGTCCAACTTCTAACGCGCTTTGCCTTTGCATCGTTGTTGTGCAAGGCGACGTACTTCCAGAGGCTAACGCTTCCGTAGTACCTCTTAGCGATATCTTGGTAATCCTCGCCCTTCTTAACCGTGTGCGCTTTTGGAACCTTTGCGGAAACAGCGTAAGCACCAGAAGCAAAAGAAACGCTCTGCTTTCTCCACCCGGAAAAAGCAATTCTCACACGGCGGTCAAACGGAGTCCCGGCCTCTTCTCCCCATTGCACATCATCAATCCGCATATAGTCATTGAAGATGTAGTCGTTGAGTCCTTCGTAGGTTCGCCTGTTCCCAATAACCAGACGGAAAACGTCCATGTTTGAAGCGAGGCTATCTACATACTTAATCCACCTTGCAGGGTCAACAAAGTAGTCTTGGTTGTTGATTGCAAGACAAATTGCCGGGTCGTAACTACCCGGAAGAATCGCTTCGACAGAAATAACAGGAAGACCCTTAATCCCAGAGTGGGCAGTCCGCCCAAGGCCGATAATGTCAATCTCTTCCCAGTCGTAAGACTGCGCAACCTCGTAATTCTCCGGTGCAACAGGAAACCAAAGGCCATTTTGCGGAAGAGTCGTCTTAGTGATTGGCTCAGCAACAATCCTGATTGACCGGGCAACAGTCTCAACGTCAACAATATTTGCCTGCTCGCCACCATATACAGGGGAACCACCAGCAAGATATTTGGCACGAGTCTGCAAAGACGCAAGAAAAGAAGCGTGAGCACGCTTGACAGCAGCAGAGGCGTTCCTGCCGGGTGCCTTTGGACCACCCCAAGGGCTGAGGTCACTGCCAGAGTTAAGAAGGTGAAGCCAAGTCCAACCACCACCGCTGGACTTCGACGGGTTCCACACAAGAATGTTTCCATTGGCAGCAGTTTGCGCCTTAACGAGATTAAGGACACTCATGCGAGCATTGCCCCAGCATCAGCCCTTGGGACATTTGAAACTGCCCTTCTTACTGCACTTTCCAACTTGCTGACAAACGCGGACATATCTTCGCCGCTGTTAATAGTCACATTCCCAATCTGAACAAGGGGCGATGAGGTCCGCTGCCCTCGTGCGGACCCCACGCCCATTCCGGCCTCGCGCATGATTTGCTCACGACGGGCGCGGTTTGTAAGCGGGATGACTGCTTCTGGGCCACGCTCACCAAGCGTTGACAACGTAAAACCAGTGACAATTCCACCGCGGGCATTACTTTCGCGTCCACCGGCCATACCACCGTATGGCGCCTGCCCACGCATGGTTTCAAGGTCCCTCATAATCTGAGCAACTTCAGTCTTGAAGTTCTCCAACTCTTCTCTTGCGCCTTGCAAGAAAACCTGAGTAGACCCGCGAGCGATGCTGTTCTTGCTTTCAAGACCAGCGATGAAGTCAGAAGCGCCCTTAGCGGCGGCAGTCTGCATTTCCTTCGGCAACTTGCCGATTTCTGACATTACCTGAGTCTTAAGACCAGCAGCAGAATTCTTCGTCGCCGGAATGTCGGAAAGAATTCCCTCCACGATTCCACGACCACGATTACCGGCAGCATTAGCACCCATCATCCTTGACGCTGCCATCATCTGTGGCGTTGCCTGCTTGCTAAACGGACCCTGCCCAGAAAGAACCGTTGCAGCAGTGCCACCAACGAAAATAGTGCTCAAAGTGGTCGTGGCGGCGGCGCCAAGAGTCCCAAGCCCGGCAAATCCAGCAAAGCGTCCTGCGCCACGGAGAATGCCCCCAAGGCGCCCGCCCTTGCCAGCAGCCTTCCCTGCGGTGCCGACAACCCCTCCGGGTCCACCTCCACCACCGGCAATCAT